AGCTTGGCGGGTGGAATATTCAGAAAGAAAAAATATATAATGACAACGGAAGCAAGATTATATTTCACGGCTTGCGTGATAACAAATCGGCAAACAGTTTGAAATCGTATGTCAATATAGATTTGGTATGGTGTGAAGAAGCACAAAGCCTTTCTGTTGAATCCCTGCGTTTACTTCTGCCGACAATACGAGAAGAAGGGGCGGAATTTTATTTTACATACAACCCCGAAACAGAAGAAGACGCCGTTGAAATTATTAAAACAAGAAAAGATGTTTTAGATGTAGAAGTCAATTGGAATGACAACCCTTTTTTTCCCGAACAATTGAAAATGGAAATGGAAGCAGACTTTATAAGCAACCCAGACGAAGCCGACCATATTTGGAACGGGCAATACAGGAAACAGGCGGACAATTCCGTAATGTCAAGACTTGCCGTTCACGAAGCAATGGAAAGGGAAATATCAGACGAAGGCGATTGGGAAATTGCGGTTGATGTTGCCCGTTATGGTTCTGATAGTTCAATAATCAGTATGAGAAAAGGGCTTGTTTTGAAAGCCTTGAAAGAATATAAAAATATATCGCTTGTTGAACTGTGCGGACATATTGAAGTAATGGCGGGAAATAATCACGATATGAGAATTAAGGTAGACGAAACAGGTGTCGGGGGTGGTGTAGTAGACATTCTGCAATCTAGGGGTTATCGTGAAGTTGTCGGAATAAACTTCGGAAGCAAGGCGAATGAAGAAGACAAGTTTGCAGATTTACCTAGTGAAATGTGGTGTACTTTTCCTATCAGCGAAGTTTCACTTATAAACGATTCAAGCCTGTTTCACGAATTGACGGACAGACGCTTTTCTTATGACAGAAAGGCAAGACGGCAGATAGAAAGCAAGGATTCATACAAGGCAAGAAACGGGGGAAAATCACCCGACAGGGCGGATTCTGTTTTAATGCTTTTCTATGAACCGAAAATTATAAGACCAATGCTTTATTAAGGGGGAAGAAGTATGGCAAGAACAATCAGAAAATCAACGGATAATCTTTCGCAGATGTTGGCAGATTTGAAAGTCGGGGACGCACCTATTTTAGACACGGAAAGCGGATACGACATCACCCGTACACCTTCGGGGTTCATTTACCGAAACGAATATATCGGAATGGTATTTGTTCCAGATAAAGAAAAGCCGATTGTAAAAAACGCTGTTGTAAAGACAGAGCCGAAAGGCAAAATTGAAAAGTGATTTTTGACAAAAGTTCCTTCTTGTTTTATAGTTATAAATAATCTATAGGCATAAGGAAGGAACTTATGAGCAAATCACTTGAAGGAATCAAGAACCTAATCAAAAAAATGTGGAGTCAAGCCCCCGATAGTGCTAGTCGGGATTTGCTTGAATTGTATCACACTAATGCAAGGTTGGACGGTTGTAGAATTATCGCCAACAAATGTGCAAGTACCGAACTATATCTTTATGACAAAGCCGATTTCAGAAAAAACAAAAGCAAGGCAGAAATAATCGAAAAGCACGAAATTTATGACTTACTCGAAAACCCTTGCCCGATTGACAGGGATTTAAACGGGTGGACAATCCGTTATTTTGTCTTTGCCTGTTATACTTTGGTCGGGGAAGCTTATCTTTTGAAAGTTCGTGACCCTATGGGAAAAGTAATAGGCTTGCAACCTGTTGCACCTTCTTGGGTTATTCAGACCCCGACAGTAAATCAAAGATTTTGGGAAATATATCCCTTCGGAACGGCAGGGGGCAATTCTATTGTCGTTCCTGTTGAAGATGTAATTTCTTTCAAAGACATAGACTTGAACGATCCATACGGCAGGGGTCGTGGAACTAGTGAAGCAATCGGGGACGAAATACAGTCAGACGAATACGCTTCTAAATATGCAAAAAATCTTTTCTTTAATGACGCAACACCTTCTGCGATTATTTACGCACCACAGGGAACAAAGGAAACCGCAGACCAGATAAAACAGTCTTGGATTCAGAAAATGGCGGGGTTCAGACACGCAAAAGAACCTATGGTTTTAACGGGGGAAGGTAGCAAGTTTGAAAAGATTTCACAAACCCCTACAGAACTTGACTTTGTAGAAAGCAGAAGATTTTTGCGTGATAACGCAAACGAACACTTCCACATTCCGCCAGAGATTATGGGTATTTTGCAGAACTCAAACAGAAGCACGATTGATTCTGCCGAATACCTTTTGAATAAAAATGTACTTGCTGATTATTTAAGAATGTTTGAGCGTTCTATCAACAATCAGTTATTGTGGGAAGATTTCGACAAAGAAAGAAAGTTTATTTTATATCACGAAAACAATATTGCAGAAGATATACAACAGAAGTTGCAGATTGCAAATGACGGACTTTCTAGGGGTGTTCTTACTGTAAACGATTGGCGAATTGCTATGGGCTATGAAGCAGACGAAAGGGGCGGTGATGTTTACCTTCGTGGCTTCGGACAGGTTGAAGTCCCTTTTAATTCAGAGCCGATTGAACTTCCCGACACAGAGCCTTCACAACCCGTAGAACTGCCCGAAACGACAGAAAACCCCCAAAATGAAGGGGAAAATGAAGTTTCGCAGGGTGAAAATCCCGATGAAAAAGAACTTTCCGAAGAAGAATATAAAACCCTTGAAAAAGCTTATGAAAAAAAATACAAGGTTTTGAAATCAGACGCAGACAAGGAAAGACGGGGCAAGATTTGGAAGGTTTTTGACGCACGGGCAAGAAGTATTGAAGAACCTTTTTATAAGGCAATGCAGACCGCTTTCACAAAACAGAATGAAGAAGTAAACAAGACAATCCGCAAAGCCTGTGAAGAAAATAAAGATGTAGGCACGGCAATAGAAAACCTTTACAACAAGGAAATGGACAAGAAGTTACTGCATACAATGGCAGGGGCATTTTTCAACGGCTTGACAGTCGGTGCAGAACACGGACTTGAATTGTTGAACAAAAAAGGTGTAAAGGAAATCAGCGAAGAAACAAGGCGGTTGTTCAATATCTGGATTGACACATACGGCTTGAACTTGGCAAAAGATATTGACGATACGACAAAAAAGAAATTACGCAAGGCACTTTCAGAATCTATCGAAGAAGGCGAAGATTTGAAAAAGCGTGTTGCAAAGCTGATTGAAGTATCAGACGGAATGTTTGCCGAAGATAAAAAGTGGCGGGCAGAACTTATCGCAAGAACAGAAAGTTGTACTACAATGAATGCGGGTGCGATTGAATTGTATAAGAGTGAAGGTGTACAAATGAAGGGTTGGATTTCCGTGCAAGACGATAGAACCCGTGACGCACATCTTTTGATGGACGGTGTTGTTGTACCAATAACAGATAAGTTTGAAGTTCCTGCAACTTCTCAAAGTGAAGGTGCATTTATGGAATATGCGGGGGACCCTTCTGCACCTGCGGGGCAAGTTGTGAACTGTAGATGCACGAACTTCCCGTTTGTTATGATGTAAATTAAATTATAAGGAGATATAAAACTATGAAAACAATGCTTGATAAAATCGGAATTATCGGAGATGTAAAGACCGCTTTCAACCGCTTGGGAATTGATACACTTGCCGTTGTCTGCGTTGGTGGAAGTTCTGGAACAGCCGTAAAGGTTGTTACTTCGGACAGTTCAACGGGCGATTTTACAGACTTTTTGACATTAAAAGCAGACGCTTTGAACATCAACGAAGGTTTCTGTTTTTCTCTTATCGGTGCAAAGAAGTTTGTAAAGATTACAGGTTGCGACAACGCAATCGGAATTGTAGGGGACTGTGATTATGATGTAAAACAGGTTTCTTTCAACACAGTTACAATTGCGGGTGCAGATTTGGAAAACAACAAGGCACAGACAATCAATGTATCAACTTACGAAAGCCCTGTTGAAGTTACTCCAACAAGTGGCAAGGACGGAATGAAAAAGGCAACAATCACACTTTCAAATATTCCTGCCATTGAAACTTCAAAAGCCGTTTCAATTGACGCTTCTACTTACACAGAACCGATTGAAATTGAACCGACAGAAGGCAAGGACGGAATGGCAAAGGTTGTTATTACTTTGACAGGACTTTAATCGGGGGTAAAAAATGAAACTTGAAAAAGGAAAAAGCAACATAAAAGATTTGACAGTTAATACGGAAGATATAGGGGAACGCACAGTCCGTTTTACTATATCAAAAGAAGTCGTGGATCGTGACGGGGACATTCTGCGAGCAAGTGGAGTAGACTTCTCGAATTATCTCAAAAACCCTGTTTTTCTCGGTTTTCACAATAGCCGTGATTTTCCACTTGGAAAAGTTGTAAAGTTTTGGGTGGAAGGGGACAGAGTAAAAGCAGATGTCTATTTCCCAAAAATAGAAGAATTGTCTAGCGACATAAACAATGTTAGCGAAAAAGCCCGTCTTATTGATTTTTGTTATTGTTGTTATAAAACAGGAATGCTCAATGCGGTATCGGTTGGCTTTATTCCGCTTGAATGGGTAGAAACAGAAAACGGCTTTGATATTCTTAAATGGGAATTGTTGGAATTTTCTGCCGTTGCCGTTCCTGCTAATCAAGACGCAATTGCAGAAGCCGTTAAAAGTTTCGGTGACGATTTTGCAAAGAAGTTTGTTACCGAAGAAAAAAGCGGACGCAAGATTTCTGCACAGACCAGAGCGATTCTTGATAAAATTAAGGCTTGCGGTGACGAATTGGAAAAGTGTCAAGAAACTTTGAAAGGTTGCGGGGAAGCTTTAAGAAAAGCACTTGCAGAACTTGACGAACCTTCCGAAGAAGAAAGCGAAGAAGAAAAGATTTATGTGGAGTTACCCGATAGCATAGAAGTCGAGTTGCCGTCATAATTACTCCATAAAAACTTTTTAAGTTTTCCCCTTGCAATGTGCAG